GTGAACCCCCCGATTTTGACTAGTCAAAGCCGGGTGTATATAGGAGAGATAGAACCTCAAGTCAATAGGAGTAGATTATGTAAATATACTGTAAATCACTCTCAAATTAAATCATTCTTCTTTGATCCCTTTACAGGAAGATCCTTCAAATTAGAATTCGATACGTTCTCAAAATTAAGTTTCAGAGAATTGTTCTTCAGAGAAACAGAGGGTGCCCTTCTCTTGCCTGCTCCGCCAATGGAGCCTGGACAAGATCAGCCAAGCACCATTGTCTTGAAAACGCAGAATCCAGCGGAAGGAATGGATCAACCTCAGAGCTCGTCTAAACTAGACAGAGAACTCTCTTCTGCAGGTTATCATTTAATAAAGGAAGAACCGCCCAAATTACCCCTCGCCGAAGCTACGAGTAAGCGGGTTAGGGTTCCCCGTTCTACTAAAGTCATATCGCAGAAGACAATTACCCAATCACAGCCTAAGACCGAGAAAAGTAAGGTTATGAAGACCAAAGAAGCTGTTAATGTGAAAGATAATACTACAACTACAGCGGTAAAAGATTGGTTTATACCGGAAACACTTGAGGCGTTCCTTCGACTTTCCTTGTCAGTAAACTTAGGAAAGAAGACAACTCGTGCAATGCAGGAGTTGTTGGAACTTTTGAAAGCAGATAAAACTGCTGAACGATTGCGTAAGGAACATATACGAAAAATGAAAATTCTTAAAGTTCGCGTTCCTAAAGAAGTCTCTAAAGCGGTCCATAGTGAACATAAATTTATAACAGTTCTAATGGACATTTATCGACGACTCAAAAACTCATTTAAAATAGCGCTGAGAACACTTAAATTTAATAAAATATTAACTCGATTCGACTCAGCTGTGAAACTCCAAAATAAGAAGAATCGTAATATACCTGAAAGCCTTTTAGGTATCCTTTCTTTCTTCGGTGACGTATTCAAAAGAATCCGCACTAGAGGTGTAATTGACGGTATAGCTCTTATAGGCGAATTTAGCTTCGAATGCGAAGGAACAGCTTTGCGTTCTATGTCCGATGGACCTCTCCTCCGAAAATACTTCAGAGGCGAAATCCAACGCACGAGAACGAATCGCAAAGCCTTAGCACTCTTAGCGACTCTTCGTCGAGCTATGCCCGCTATTACCGACGCGAAAAGCACAAGAAAGGCGCTTAACAGGACGATTAAAGGCATTTGTGGGCCTAGCAACGAGACAGCGCAGGACATACTTGATAGCATAAAACAACATGTAATTAAGTTCTGTAAGTATTCAAGACCAAAACCATTGAATACCGAGACTGGCTTCACATCATTAGGGTCGTGCTTTGAGAATCCTAGGTCAAAGGGCGGCTCTTACTCTTATATACACGAATGTAAAGGAAAATTTAAGTCTATTCCTCCATCGAAGAAGGGTACAATAACACAAATCAGGGAAGTAAGCTCTTCGAACTTACTTGATTCTAGAAAGTTATTATCCCAATGGGCAACTGTTGGGTATACAGAGACGGCAACACCGCTGAATCCTCGTGCAGAGACGACTTGGGATCAAACCGTTAAGAAGCTCTATACTCTTGACTCAAATAAACCTGCCAAAGTGAAATTATCAGTGATTCCTCAGACAGGTGCTAGATTTAGAACAGCTAGCATTCATGAAGCTGCTATCACAGCATTAATTGCACCTGCTTGCGATCAAGTGACCGATATGTTAAAGAATTATGGTCCTACTGAAAGCCAATTTGCAGCTGACTACGATAAAATTCTAGAACGTGTTAGAAAGATCAAGCTTAAGGAGAATGAAAACATTTACTCCACAGATCTTTCTCAGGCCAGTGACCTCATGAACAAAGATGCTTTATATTGCATTGTTAACACCCTTGCAGAGGAACTTAAATGGCCTCTTGTCGTAAAGAAAGCAGTTCTTAAATCCGTTCAACCAACAGAAGTCTTCGTGAGTAAATCTGATCTCTCTGAAGGTAGTCTAGAAAAGGGTCAATACAAAATGGTTGGTGTAACAACCAACGGCTCGTTATTGGGAGCCCCATTGTCATTTTGTTTAATGACCATCCTACATGCATGGTGCCTCAAAGCTATAAACAAAAGAACACGTAAAGGTGCTGTGCTCTTTGGAGATGATGCTACGATCCTCGGAACCGAACGGGACTGGAACAAGTACTGTTGTCGACTTGACGCAGTTGGCTTCCAAGTTAACAAGAAGAAAACCCATGTATCTAAAGAGGGATTCATCTTTTGTGGCTTCATCTATGATCTAAAAATCGGAAGGTTAACACCATGTAAGTTATCTAGATTAGTGGAAATTAAGGAAAACTGGATTCATAAGATTGATCTTTTTAATTCTTCATGCGAGGGCCTACTAGATTGGCAGGCAGCTCGAGCGATACGTTCATTTAAACGCAACGAGTCTGGTATACTTAAGGAGTTCGTCAAGAATAATATCCCATTACAAACACCAAGGGAACTTGGCGGATTGGGTTTAGCTCGATCCAAACATCCTAAATACACCCTAGATGACAGACTTATCGCCTCGATTATCCTAACTGCGAATAATCGCCACAAAGAAGTAGAGATAGTGAGACGGTTTACTAAGCCTTTTGTACAAGCTTATTTACCGGAAGAGGCTAGAGGGATAGTGGAAAATATATATAATGCCACCGCCATGATTACATTCGATCCCGCCGGCGTCGCGACGTACAAAGAAGTACTTCAATCTCTACTTGGACATGAACTCTATAAATGGTTTCTTTCAACCTATAGAGACACTAGATCAATAGACAAGAAAATTAGTCCTAGAAATGTTGCTGAGAATCTGTGGTTCGCACGTAACGAAATTATTCGTGCTAAGGAACATAAGTTCCAAGACAGATTTCTCGCCCGAAATGATAAGATAAATGCCTATATCAAATTCAGGAATCAATTTACTATCTCAAATGATAGTTTGTTAGCCCTAGAAATAGGGACGCAATCGTTTCACTCCACCGTTAGTGGTGTCGTGAGATATTCACCTTTATCAGGCAAGGTGAATAGGTTAGGCCGTAAACCTAATCCATCTACAGGGCA